CATGACGACAAAAGCTGTCGCAGGAGATAGAGTAGTATATACAGTAGAGAAGCCAGCTTACTTGGCTAAAAACAGATATGCGCTTCCTGAATCATTACCTTTTGATTGGGAAACTGTTCGTGCGGAGATGTTGAAGTAATGGAAGAAGAAATAATTTATTGTGATGAATGTGATAGAGAAGCTATTTATAAATGGGATGGCATCTTTGTCTGTTCATCGTGTTTAAAAACTACATTAAAAAAAGAGGTAAAAAATGGATCTTGAACAATATGGTGGCTTAGAAGTAAGCCAAGAAGATGAACCAATTAATCCTGGTAGATATACCATGCACTATGTTTCTGAACAAGAGATGCGAAATGATAGCGGTTGGATTGGAATTAGACTTACATTTTCAATTCAATGTGAAAAGTTCGGTGGCAGATTGGTATCTGGTTTATTTACAGTTGCTAATCCAAACTCTCCTAAATCGGTAGAGATTGGTAGAACTGAGTTGTCAGCTTTAGCTAGTGCTTGTGGCTTGACTGCTCTAAAAAATACTGAGGAACTTAAAGGAATTAATTTTACTGCTTTGGTAAAAATTAATGACAATGGTTATCCAGAAATTGACAGTCAGTTTGGTAAAGGTTTTGCTAAAGCCGAGCAAGGCGAATCTATTCTTCCAAAAGAAGATATAGCTGAACCAAAGCCAGTAGAGGTTGATCCTTTAGACAGCGAAGAAATCCCTTTTTAGATGAAAAAAAGTTCGTTGTGTGGGGAGTGTGGACTCCCTGCACAAGGGTTTCTTTACAAACATAATGATGTTTACTATGGTAGTTGCTCAATGCAGCATTTAGAGAGAATAAAGGAGAGAATTGAAAAAGGAGAAAAATTAGCGAGAAAAACTTATACCAATAATCTTGGTGTGCAATACGCTCGTAAGCAATCCAAAGAAAAATACTTAGAGATTGCAAAACAGACTGGTAGCTTTGAGTTACACAAATGGTCTAATGAACAAAGAGATTCTTTTTTCAATACAATAATTTTAAATTACTTGGATTTTGAATCCGAGCTAGGAGAGAGTAAGGATGATTCCTTTTCCAAATAAGAAATACAATATTATTTATGCTGATCCAGCTTGGACATATAATGATAAAAGAAGTGGTTCAGGATATAAAAATCCAAATGGTGCTGGTGGTGCTGATAAGCATTACCTAACAATGTCATTAGAAGATATTTGTGCATTACCTGTGAAAAATATAGCTGATGAAAAATGTATGTTGTTTCTTTGGTGTACTTCTAGCTTGTTAGATTATGGTTTTGAAGTTATGAAACATTGGGGATTTCAATATAAAACTATGGGTTTTGTTTGGGTAAAAATGACAAAAGACTATTCAAAACCATATTCTGGCATGGGCTTTTATACTAACCAAAATGCAGAGTTTTGTTTGCTTGGTTTGAAGGGTAAGTATTGGAGAGAATCAAGAAACGTCAAGCAAATAATACAAGAGCCAAGAAACAAGCACTCTAAAAAGCCTATACAGATTAGAGAAAGAATAGTCAGTTTATGTGGCGATTTACCAAGAATAGAATTATTTGCAAGAGAGAAAAGCGAAGGTTGGGATGTTTGGGGGAATGAGGTTTAAGCGTGGATCTGACTAAATTTTATGAGAATGGTTTAGTATTAGACAAAGAATTACATTTTGGAAGTGGCAAAGATATTTCTGATGCTATTAACCAAATGAATGACGATGGTTTAGCAGTTAGTTTTATAGATACGTCTGGAGAAGTTATCAGATGTATGGTTAAAGCAAGTGCGACTACAAGGCCTGATAAGAGTAATGAAAAGTCTGGTTGGTATGTCTATAACGAGAACAAAGGTTATATTACTATTGTCTATGGCAACTGGCGTACAGGCGAGCAAAAGAAATGGTCAAACACCGATGTCAATAAACTTTCTTTAAGAGAGCAAAACGAATTAAAAGCCATTGTCCAAGACAATATAGAAAGGCAGAAAAAAGAAAGAAAAATAAGGCAAGACGAAGTAGCTAAAGACTGCCAAGAAAGATTTAAAAGTGCCATAGATTGTGTGAATCACGATTACCTCACGAAGAAAAAAATTAAAAATTATGGGTTAAAAACAATAAGAGATTCCCTTGTTGTTCCCTTATATTCTACAACCAATGTCAAGCCTGAGATTAGGTCGCTGCAATACATAGATAAGAGGGGCGAGAAAAGATTTGTAAGTGCAAGTGAAGTCAAAGGTAGTGTTCATATTGTTGGTTTCAGTTGGTCAGAGTGGCAAGACTTAGATCAAGTCTTAGTTGTTGAAGGTATAGCAACAGCATACTCAGTATTTGAAGCAACGAACTTACCAGTTGTTTGTGTATTTTCAGCGAACTTTGGTCTTACAGCTTTAACTAATTTAAGAAAGTTAACTAAAGCTAGGTTTATTATTTGCTTTGATAATGATGCCAATTCGATTGGACAAAAGAAAGCAGAAGAAATTACGTCAGCCATTAATAATACAGTTGTCAGATTGCCTTCCATCGTTGGCGACTTCAACGACTTACACCAAGAGCAAGGTTTAGATGTCGTCAGAAATGAAATCTTAGATCGTGGTTTGCCTTTAAAACAATTCAATATCAAGTTTCTGAAAGGCGAGATACCAAAAAGAGAGTGGTTGGTAGAAAATTTTATTGAGCTTGGGAAACCAGGAATCATGGCAAGTATTGGTGGTATAGGTAAATCCATGTTGGCATTGGACTTATGTTTGAAAGTTGCTCATGGCTCTGGGTCCTGGTTAGGCAATCCGATTGTAAGTTCTGGAAGTGCAGTTTATTTAAGCGCGGAAGATGATGCTCAAGAATTACATAGACGAGTCGATTCATTGGATAAACAAGGCAAAAGGTTCGAAGGATTAAACGAAGTCTATGCTTTGCCAATACCTAGCATGAAAGAAAGGTTGATTGTCTTAGGCGATACCAGTTCACAAGGTTTGCATACAACAGCACAAGCAGATGAATTAATTACTGCTTTAGAAAGCATAGATAATTTAAAACTGGTCGTGATAGATCCAGTACAAAGTTTCGTAAGTGCTAGTATCAGTAGTTCCAATGAAGCTGGGCAAATGTATGCGAGTTTTTGCGCTAGTATTTCCGCAAGATTAGGTGCAACAACACTTTCGATACACCACATGTCTAAAAGTGGTCTTGTTGGCACTGAAGATAACATGACAGCAAGAGCAAGTATTCGTGGCGCAAGTTCGCTCGTTGATGCACATAGATTCGCACTAGCGTTGTATTTAAGTTCGGAAGAAGAAGCAGAGCGTTTGTGCTTACAAAATGGCGTAGAATTTGACAGAACTAGAGTTGTGAGAGCAAGTATGGTTAAGTCAAATAGCGAGATTGATTATTCGGTCAAGACTTTGTTCAGAAAAGACGTTGTGCTTGAGCCGATAGAAGATATAAAAACTAATATAAACTGGGATTGATATGTTAAAAGCAGACGGATTTGATGAATCTATCATAGGTTATTGCTATGACATAGCTACTGGCGATGAAAGAATAATTTACTCAGTCCAGAAGTGTATTGAGATTTTAGTTGCCGAAGGCATGGAAGAAATAGATGCTATAGAACACTTGGAATACAATATTATGGGCGCTTATGTTGGTAACTCAACACCTATATTTTTAAGAGAATATGACGAAGAATAAAGAAGAATACGATCCAAACGATTTATCTATAAAAAATGCTTACGCAACACGCTGGATTTGGTATCACACTTTATTAGGTTTATTACTGCTAATGAGCAACATACTTTTAATTTCTATTTTGACAATCCTGGCGGTTAAGTTATGAGTTTTATCAGAAGAAGAAAGAAAAAGAATCGCAAGGCGGAGAAAGAATATAACGAGTCGCTCTGGAAAGCATATCCCAAGAAAAAGAAAGATGAACAAGATTAATCCAGAACATTATAAGTTTGGTGGTGTTGAATGTATTGACGCTATCAAAAGTAGTCTTAGTCCAGAACAATTTAGAGGGTATCTCAAAGCCAGTATTATTAAATATTTATGGCGATATGAGAAAAAGAATGGTTTAGAGGACTTAGAGAAAGCAGACTGGTTTTTAAGAAAATTAAGATACGAGGTAGAGAATGTCGAAAGGGAGTGATGTAAGACCTTTTAATAAAAAGAAATTTGACGAAGAATTTGACCGAATTTTTAAGAAAAAGAAGGAGAAAAGAAATGATAAAGATACTACAAGGTAATTGCTTAGATAAGTTAAAAGAATTACCAGACCAATCAATTAATACCTGTATCACAAGTCCGCCTTATTGGGGTTTGCGTAATTATAATGATGAAGAAAAACAACTTGGCATGGAAGATACGCCAGAAGAATATGTTAATAACTTGGTAGAAGTATTTAGAGAAGTAAAACGAGTTTTGCGAGATTGTGGTAATGTCTGGCTTAACTTAGGCGATAGTTATGCTATGAGCAGTATAAGAGGTGGTAATAAAAAGTTTTCAGGCAATGTTGGATCTCACAATCACTATGAAAAATCAATTAAAAAAGGCAAGAGAAAAATACCAAATGGGTTAAAACCAAAAGATTTAATCGGTATTCCTTTTCGGGTAGCGTTCGCTTTACAACAAGATGGTTGGTATCTCAGGCAAGATATCATTTGGCATAAACCCAATCCAATGCCAGAAAGTATAAAAGATCGTTGTACTAAAGCACATGAATACATATTTTTATTGAGTAAAAGTTCTAAATATTATTTTGATAATGAATCTATTAAAGAAGATTGTGTTGGCAAAGATGAGCGTAAATGGTCAGATACTTATGAGAATTCTGGATCAATAATTCAAGGAAATACTAATAAACAAATAAAACGTACTAAAAGATATTCCAAAGATAATAATTTAAAAAGAAATAAACGCTCAGTTTGGACAGTCACGACTAAACCTTTTAAGGGCGCACACTTTGCAACTTTTCCTATGGATTTGATTGAGCCTTGTGTATTAGCTGGTTGTCCAGAAAAGGTTTGTGTTGCTTGTGGTACACCTTATAAAAAAGAAATTGTTGTTGAAAAAAACTTAACTAAAGAACAAGCAGATGAAATAAAAGCAAATTTAATAAAGACTAATAAAGAAAAAAAACCTTATGCAATCATAGATAAAGAGTTTCGCAATCAAGTAATAGAATATAGAAACTTGCCAAAACATGACGATTTGAGAAATTATTTAAAGGAATTCAGAATTAAATCTAATTACACGATTGATGAGATTGAGCAACATTTTGGCACACAAGCACCGCATCATTGGTTTGAAAAGAACGGCAGTTATCCTAGTAAAGAAGATTGGCTGGTATTGAAACCATTACTTAAACTTGATGATACTTATGATGCAGCCATGACTGAAATATTTTATAAATCTGGTCTGAAAGGATCTAACAGTTATATCGAAGGAGATTGGCAGAAACAATGTAATTGCGAAACCAATGAAACAAAACCTGGCACAGTTTTAGATCCTTTTGGCGGTAGTGGTACGACAGGCATTGTTGCTAGCAATCATAATCGTAAGGCAATTTTAATCGAATTGAACGCAGAATATATTGAAATTGCCAGGCAAAGGATACAAGATCAAGGCGGATTATTTACCGATTTGGAGATAATTGACGGATAATATGGGTTATCGACCTAAGAAACCCGTCTTATCCGTCAAAGCAAAGGCGTGTTATCCCATATCCATACATGTTTACATGTTTAAGAGAGGAATCGCTAAGGCGATTCCCTCTTTTTGAGAGTAAGAATGAATAAAGATTTTTGGTGGATAAATTCGAGTGCGGAGAGTAGCGATAGCGCGAGTGCGGAGATTAGTTTTACGTTAGCGATGAAGTATCGAGATGTGAGTAAGTTTAAGCGTGTCGTGTGGTATTGGTATCGTGAGAACGTAGCAAGGAAAGATATTAATAGTTCGAGTAAGCTTGTGCTTTGGGCGATTTGTGAGCGGATGCGTTATGAGAGTATGAGTATGCGTGATGCGTATGCGTACGTGGGAAAGATGTTAGGGTTATCGCGCGTGAGCGTGAGCAAGAGCGTTTATGCGTTGGTGGATAAAGATATCATTTGGATTGTTGAGGAAGGGCAAGAGCGTAAGGGAATGAAACGCTTACCGCAGCACTCACGAAAGCGTAAGCATATTTTGTTAGTAGGTTTGGGAAAGCTACTTAGCGACCACTTAGTCTGAGGTGTTTTTTTCTGTTTTTGCGCTTGTGTTTATTGAGCGTGGAAGATTTAATATTCTTTCTTTTGGCTTGTGAAGTCTTTTTAATTACTGGTATTGGTCGTGGTGTTTGAATTTTTGATCTTTGCATTGGTTTAGTGGAAGGAAGGTTTCAAGGGGAGAATTATCGTTATGAAAAAGAAACCTTCCTTCGCTAATTAATTAACTGCGGTACATTTTATCAAGTTCTATAATCTTTGACACATATAATTGCTTAAATTCTAAAGACTTGGCTTTACGTATGGCAGTCTTTAAGTTCGCACGTCTTTTAAAATATAGTTCTTTATTCATGGTTATCTCTTAAATTTGCGCTCTATACTTTTAAATAATTTTTCTGTGTCCTTGATCGTTAAATTTAAATCCTTTTCCAACCATTCTGGGAACAAATTGCGTCTTGCATAAAAATCTCCAGCATTTATATCAAAACACAATTTTAGTAAATGTAATTCTTCTTTGGTAAATTGTGGCATTTGTTTTCCTAAATTAATTCTCTGTTGTGTTCGTATTCGCCTTCATTCATACCTTCAACCCATGTCCATTTGTTATCTATTCTATAAAGAATATCTTTAAAACATGACTCTCCATGAACGACCAGCGCTATATCTCCAGCCCAACCAGGACTGTCTGGGCAGTAATTTTCTAAAATGACTGCGTTGCATACATGGTTAGCTGTTATTTCAAAACCGCCATAATGATCATTCAATGCTTGTGCGATTTCTTCGTAATCTTTTTCTGTTGGATTACTCATAATTATTCTCCTTTTGAAAAAAATATATTGTTTGCATATTCAACCGCTTGTTTTTCGGTTAATCCTTTTCTCAAACCTTGCTCAACCAAATACTTCAAATGAGCTTGTACTAGATAATTTCTACTCATGATTTATCCTCTATTTCATTACCAAATTTTTCACAACAAGGCATACAAAACCAACCATATAAATCTATATTTGGATTTTGCTTTTCCCATTGTCTAATTCTTAATTCTGAACATTCTAATATTTCTCTAATATCCATAATCATATTTTCATATTGATCTTTCTTCTTGCATACATTACAAGTTTTTATTTCTTCTTCGCTTTCGTCCGCCCAAATTCCTTCGTCTGAGCCACAAGATAAACAAATATCTTTTTTGATATCAACATTTCTACTGCCACAACATATGCAACATAAAGGCATATTTGCTATTTCTGACCAACTATAATTACGTTCCATTTTATTTCTCCTCTTGGTTAAAGTTTGGGTTGAGTCTAATTTCTCTATCAAAATCATTCTCAACTGGTTTAAAGTTCTCAAGTAAGGCCTTGCAGTATGCAACTTCTCCTTCTAGTTTCCTTGCCGTTTTAAATTCCATTATTTTTTCTTGATACCATTCTTGACGCAATTCGTTTTCCAAATCGTATATGCGAATTTTTAATTGATCTTTGTTAAGACTGTCTAAGTAATCTTTATTCATGGTTATTTCTCCTTTATATGTTTGTTAAAAAACAATTTGGTATCGAACGAATTACAGTTTCTCCAACTTTACCTTTATATTTTGGTATTTGAACCTCAGAAACGTTTTCTTTAACTTCTACGATTTTACCTTCTAAAACAACCAAGTTTCCTTTTGGATTTCTAGTAGTAATTTCACATTTACCAACTTTTAATTTATCTTTATTCATTGTTATTTCTCCTTATTAAATTCTCTTTGTTCGACTCTATCCCAAACTGAGCAAAACCTTTGTAAAAAAAGATAGTGCTTTCTGTTTTTGTAGTTTCCGACTGCTAAAGAATCTAATGCGCATAAATGCTCTAATTCATTCTTTTCGTAAAATTCGTAGAGAATATCGCACATATAGTTAAATAAATTAAATTCTCTGTCTTTAAAATGTTTCATTTTTACTTCTCCTTAATTCTTTGAATATCAAATATAAAACGCTCAACGCCTTTAAATTTGTTTGGTTTATAGGTGTTAAGTAGCTTTATAACTTCGCTGCCTTTTATGTTGAAGTGTTGCCCGAAAGATAACTCTTGACTGTCCTGGACATCAATGTAGTTAATTAGTAAGTTGTACATAGTTATTTCTCCTTAATTTAATCAAGGAAGTAGCTAGGCCACTTCCTCAAATTTGTTAAAGTCTATTTTTTCGCAGATCAATTCATAAACTTCTTGAGCCGAAAAATCTATAAATTTTTGCTCATATTCAAAGTTATCGTTTGTATAACTATAAACGCTTACTTCAATCATTGAATGATGAACAGTAATGAACATAAAATAATCTTTATATTCTTTTTTGTATTCTTCGATAATCATTGTTATTTCTCCTATAAAAAAAGGAAGTAGCGTTTATGCTACTTCCATTGATAAATCTGTAAATTGTTCGCATACTTCATAACAAATAGAATCTTCATCTACTTCTATAAATGCACCGTCTCCCCAATCAAGAAACCAATATTCTATATGGGTTATTTGTTTATCATAATCTACATAAATACGAAACTCTTCAGAAGGGCCACCCCATGATAATTGGAATCGGAAATATCCTCTTTCTTGATCTTCAAATGTATTTTTCTCTACATAGTCAAAGGAAAGTCCATAGTTATTTACATAATCAAAGAAATCTTCGTATCCGCTTTGATCTTCATAAAACAACTCAAGAGCAATTTTTTCTCCTTCTGTTGCTTCTTCGTATTTGTTATAAAATTCAGATGCTTTTTTAAAGTCATCTTCGACCGCTTGGAACCTTTCTTGTACTTGGTCCGCACATTTTAAATTGTCTGCCATTGATAATTCTCCTTTAGTTATTTAATTAATGTTTTTTCAATTACTTTAACGATAAAAAATCTGTTTTGTTACAAATTATTTTTCTAATTTTTCCCAATATCCCTCTGGATTATCAACTAACTTATCAAATTCTCTAGTTAGTTCTGCATTTAAAATTTGTAGATGTTGTCTAATAATATTAATTGCTTTTTTATTTACTATATTTTCATAATGGTAATCTTTACCAAAGCCAACAATCTCATCTAAAATAATATCTACTCTATCCAGACCTTGCTTGTTATAAGTTATTTCTGCTTTTACTTCTTCTATCATTGATAATTCTCCTTTAATTAGTTAATCAATATGTTCATACTACCAGATTGAATATCATTTGCAACACTTAAACGTCATTTATTTACACTTTATATATAAGTAATAAATAAGCTATTTAGTGAATAAATGACATAAAAAGATTAAAATACCTTATGCAAGAGAAGAAAAAACCAGGAAGAAAGGCGATTAATTTAGATCATAATGAAATAGAGCGTTTAGCTGGAATGGGCCTTAATGAACGTCAAATATGCGCTAATTTAGGGATTAATCCTTCAACCCTTACCCGGAAAAAACATATAAAAAGCATTAAACACGCATTGGAAAAAGGGCGCGCGTCGGCTATTGCGAAAGTAAGTTCACAGTTATTTAACAATGCAATGGAAGGCAAAGAAACAAGTGCTATTTTTTTCTTAAAGAACCGGGACCCGGATAACTGGAAAGATAGAAACATTTTAGAAACTAATCATACGATCAATTTAAGTCACGTTATCAACTCCGCGCGTGAGCGCATACCAGGTGGAAGTCAATCTGCGAAACGCCTTGATGAGTCAATAGATAAAGGCAAGGGCACTTTCTTAGATAACAAAGGCACAGACAATAAGAATGATTCTGAATCTTTCTCTCCTTCCAAAAGTAAAACAGAATCATAAGAGCGATAAGGTGATATCTTTTTCTCCGCACTTTATCGCTCTACCAAATAAAACTTTAAACAATAGTAAGCACTTACTTACCAAAAGAATAGTGAGTACTTACTATCGCTACAGCCCCCATTTAAAGCCAGGCGGCGTGGCACTGTCCATGTAACTAATGAACTAATTTTTTTTTAATTTTATGAAATATGGTGTAGAAGCAGAAAAAGAACTAATGACTGAGCTTTGGTCAATGAATATCAAAGATGATCCACTAAACTTTGTGAAATTCGTCTTTGAGTGGGGCAAAGAAGGCACCCCCCTCGAAAACTTTACTGGCCCTCGTAAGTGGCAAGAAAAAATTTTGCGAGATATTGGAATACACATACAAAGAAATCAAAGCGTAGATTTACCAGAAATGTTCCGTCTAGCTGTAGCTAGTGGTCGTGGTATTGGAAAATCCGCTTTGGTGTCTTGGTTAATACTCTGGATGCTTTCGACACGCTTAGGATCAACCATAATCGTTACCGCAAACACCGAACAGCAATTACGCTCAAGAACATGGGCAGAATTAGGAAAATGGCTAACTTTAGCCATAAATTCACATTGGTTTAACAAAACTGCTACGACTATCAGACCAGCACAATGGTTTGAAGAAGCGTTAATTCGTGATTTAAAGATAGATACTGGCTATTACTACGCACAAGCGCAGCTTTGGAGTGAGGAAAACCCAGATGCGTTCGCTGGAATTCACTCAAGTTATGGAGTTTGTTTGATTATGGATGAAGCATCAGGTATCCCAGCACCGATTTACAGCGTTTCTGAGGGATTTTTCTCAGAACCGACAGCCGATAGGTATTGGTTCACGTTTTCTAACCCTAGAAGGAATACTGGCCCATTTTACGACTCTTTTCACAGCAAACGCTCGTACTGGAATCAAGAACAAATCGACTCACGCTCGGTCGAAGGCACAGATAAAGAGCTATTCCAACAAATGCTCGAACAATATGGCGAAGATTCAACAGTCGCACGAGTGGAAGTACTGGGCGAATTCCCTCGTGCTGACGATGACACAGTAATTCCAATGGAATTAATCAAAGCAGCCGTAGATCGTGACGTAGCTTTATCCGCAAGCGCACCGATTATCTGGGGATTAGACGTTGCTCGTTATGGTGGCGATAATTCTGCCCTCTGCGTGCGTCAGGGGAATACAGTCTTAGAATTAAAATCTTTTCAATCTATGGACTTGATGCAGTTATGTGGTGCGATTAAAAACAAATACGATGATTGCACCGCTTTAGAACGCCCACAAGAAATCTTGATTGATGTGATCGGTTTAGGTTCTGGCGTAGTCGATAGACTAGCCGAACAGAACTTGCCTGTGCGTGGCATCAATGTTGCCGAAGCGCCAGCTACGAAAAAAAATTATTTAAATCTGCGAGCTGAGTTGTGGTTTGGGATAAAAGATTGGTTGGCGCAGCGTGATTGCAGACTTCCTAATGATGATGAGCTTGTTTCTGAATTAGCTGCGCCTATCTACAAATATACCTCATCTGGAAAAATAAAACTTGAAAGCAAAGAAGAAATGCGAAAGCGTGGCATCAAATCACCAGACAAAGCCGATGCGCTCTCACTAACGATGGCAAGTTCGGCTGCTTCCTTTAGTGGCAGTATGTCGTTTATGGGGTATAATTTTAGGCAACCTTTAAAATCTAAAATTATACGCATAGGTTAATCAATGGAAAACGATAAAGCTAAAGAAGAAAATCAAGACGAAGTAATCGACACGCAAGAATTACAGAGCATCTTAAAATCCGAAATGGATGATGCCAAAGACTACATCGACCAAATCGGTGAGTCACGAGCAGAAGCTACAGAATATTATTTAGGCAACGAACCAGAAGGAAATAGTTCTCTCCAGTCAGAGTTTATTTCTACTGATGTTCGAGATTCTATTTTATTTATGTTGCCCTCAATCATGCGTACGTTTTTTGGCACGAAGAAAGTCGTTGAGTTTGTCCCGCGTAATGTTGAGGACATACCTTTTGCTGAACAACAAACCAGTTATGTAAATTATATTATTCAAGAAAAGAATCCTGGTTTTAAAATTCTCTACGATGCCTTTAAAGATGCCCTTGTCAGAAAGTCTGGTTTTGTCAAAGCGTTTTGGGATGACAGCATTTCTGCTGCTACCCACGAATACACCAACTTAACACCAGAAGCGTACATGGCTTTGGTTATGGATGCCGATGTGGAAATCGTCAAAGAGAAAGTTGAAATGCAAACCATGACGATGCTTGATCCTACGACTGGCGAAGAAGTTACACAAGAAACCCCTGCCAGTTACGATGTCACAATTAGACGAGTCAAGAAAAAAAATCAAGTTTGTATTGAATCCGTACCCCCAGAAGAAGTTTTGATTTCTCGTAATGCGAGAAATATTTATGAAGCACCTTATGTCGCACACCGCATGGTAAAAACTGTAAGCGATTTAGTAGCTATGGGGTATGACCGAGAAGAAATGGAACAATATGCAGGCACAGGTTCAAACTTGGATGCAGAAACCTTTGATGAAATAGAAGCTCGTAATCCTTACGATGACAATGTTTATGCTGATCGTGGTGGCTACGGCAACAAGAATGTTTTATACGTTGAGCATTATTTATTTTACGACTTAGATGGCGATGGCATAGACGAAAGAATTAGAGTTTGTACCGCAGGCGAAGGCATTAATGTTATTAATGTTGAACAATGGGATGATTTACCGATTGTGATGTTTTCGCCAGATCCAGAACCACATACTGCGATTGGCTCATGTCCAGCAGACTATGTAATTCCAATTCAAAGAGCGAAATCACAAATCATGCGTGATACTTTAGATTCTTTAGGTCATGCAATCTTTCCGAGAATGGGTGTCGTTGAAGGTCAAGTTAATATTGACGATGTTTTAAATACCGACATTGGACAACCAATTCGTATGCGTGCGCCTGGTATGGTGCAACCTTTCTCAGTTCCTTTTGTAGGTAAAGAAGCTTTTCCAGTTCTAGGTTACTTAGACGAAGCCAAAGAAAATCGTACTGGAGTTTCTAAAGCAAGTGCTGGACTTAATGCCGAAGCACTACAAAGTACCACGAAAGCTGCAGTATCGGCTACTATGTCTGGAGCGCAAGGCAGAGTTGAATTGATTTGTCGTCATTTTGCTGAAGGTGGTATGAAAGAACTCTTTAGCTTAGTCAATAACTTGGTTATCAAACACCAAGAAGGACAAGATATGTTTAGACTAAACAATGAATTCGTACCTGTTGATCCTCGCTACTGGGATTCTGATAAAGATGTTACTGTCAATGTTGCAATCTCCAAAAACAGCGATGATGAACGCATGGCGGTTTTAAATAACTTAGCAGGTAAGCAAGAACAAATCTTACAACAGCTAGGCCCAAATAATCCTTTGGTTAATCTACAACAATACTCAAATACGCTTACCAAGATGATTGAAATGGCTGGTTTTAAAGATGCGCAAAGTTTCATAAACACTCAAGTACCGCCAATGCCGCCACAACCACAAGAACAAAAACCTGATCCTGCGGAATTACTGGCACAAGCGGAAATCCAAAAAGCACAAGTGCAAGCGCAAAAAGCTGTCATTGATGCCGAAACAGATCGTATGAAAATTATTATGGATGATGATAGACAGCGTGATGAAGCCGAAGCCGACATAAGATTGAAAGCTGCGGAACTAGCTGGCAAATATGGTGCGCAACTTGATATTGCAGAAATCAATGCGTTGATGGAACGTGACAGAGAAACTATCCGACAGATAGCGAAAACTCAATCACAGGGGTTGTTTAAGGATGACTTCAATTTCTCCAATTAAGTTATACCATTTAGAGTGTGTGGTTGGAGAACACGTTTATATCGGCACAGACATCAAAGCTCGTAGTTTTGAACAAGCAAAATCATTTATGCAATTTTTATTTAAGGATAAAATAAGCGAAGATACAGAAATATTTTTAATTAAAGAAACGACTTTACACTAATGACAGATTCAAGATTAAAACGAGCCGGTGTAGCCGGTTATAACAAACCGAAAAGAACGCCAGGACACAAAACTAAATCACATATTGTGGTTGCAAAACAAGGCGACAAAGTTAAAACCATTAGGTTTGGACAACAAGGTGTAAAAACCGCAGGTAAGCCGAAAGCAGGTGAGTCAGCAAAACAAAAAGCTCGTAGAAAATCTTTTAAAGCCAGACACGCAAAAAATATTGCTAAGGGCAAAATGTCCGCAGCGTATTGGGCAGACAAAGTAAAATGGTAAAACCTCAACAACAAAAAATTAACTGGGAAAAAAGATTTAAAGATTATAATGAGTACCAAAAAGAGCTTAAAAAACAACAACAATTAAAGAAACACAATTAATAAAAAATGAAACGCAAATTCGCAAAAGTACCAAAGACCAAAGGTGGTGTGCCTAAGAAGTATGTAAAAGGCGCAAAGAATCCAAAAGCAAGGGAGAAAGAAATAAAAAGAACTGCTAAACTATACAAACAAGGTAAATTAACCCCAACTATGATGAACAGAATATCTAAACAGAGAAGTAAAAGTGGCAGGAAGTAAGCAAGCGACTATAGATAAATACGCTAAGTCTAGTGGTATTTCCAAAGGCACTTTGTCAAAAGTTTATAAA